ATATTCTACATCGTCTTTTGTACGATGACCCATAAATTCAATTTTTACAGAAACAAGTTTCATTTTTGAAATCTTACCAGCCCAGTCAAATGTTGCAACTTTAGTAAATCTAGGATTCAATTTAAGTGTTGATTTTTTATCTGAAATGATAGAACCAATAGAACCAAATTCTGAACCTTGACAGTCTACAGAAGTGATTACATTACCTAATGCAAGTTCCATTGTGGTAGAACATGTTTGAGTATATGCCACTGCACTTGTAAGGTCAGTAATAGTAATATCAACAGCCATATATTTATTTGGAAGAGTCTCGATAAGAGCTGTAGGATCAAATGCAAGTTTACCCATATTTACTGCAGAGATATCATAGTTGTCAGAGTATGCTCCACCACTTGCTTCATATTTAATTGAAATAGGTTTACCAATTCCACTTGCTGAAATTGTACCATTTGCCATACAACCAACGAAGTCGCGCCCAACACCACTTCCATCAGATGTATCTTTAATCACGCCACTATGAGAAATTGATTTTTCCCAAGCAGAAACTGATGGGTATAAAAATTTACGAATAGGCTGATCATAACTTGCGTCAGCAACCACATCTTTAATATCAATAACTTCAAATCCTAGAGAGTTCCAAATTGAAAGTCCTTCGAATGTATGTTCATTTGCAGTTCCTAATGTTTCATCTTTGATAAACTCGCCAGGAGCAAGAAAGAAATCTGCTGTAATTTTTGCTGGTTGTTTTCCAATAACGGAAATACTTTTACCACTTGTACCTGTAAGGTATGATGTGTCTTCCATCTCTGGTTCAACTGACCATTCTACGTTCTGTAAACGAACTGTTTGATCAACTGGAGTAGCATATGAATTAGCTTTATCAGTAGGATCTGAGAATTGTCCAAATGCGGCTTCAGGTTTACTGAATAATTGTTTTGTCTTTGTTAAAAACATGTTTAGTACCTCTCTTTAGTATATTAGTTTATCTGGGTTTAATGCTGAAATTGAATAAATCAATTGACAATTTATAAGAAGTTTACCACCATTGATTAAATCATTTGAAGTGGTATATTCTCGTGAAGAGTTTAAGGGATATATATGAAATGTAGTATTGCCAACATCATGATATCTATAAAGAGTATATCTTACGTCTTGAATAACATCATTCATTTTAGAATTAATTTTATTTTTACTTACATCAGTTCCTGCAGTTGTTTCAGCTCGAATATTTGCTTCAAGTATTAGATTAAGAGTACATTGAATAACACCATTGTCAGTATATTCATATTCTTCATTATCATAACTTATATTGTAAGCGACTCCTGTCAAATTTTTATCTTTAATAGTAGATTTTGTTTGACTCCAAAAATCAACAGAAGCAGTTTTTGTAAGATAAGTATAGGTTTGTTTAAATAAAGTTGTTTCTTGACCTTGAATTTGTTCTAATTCATCTGTAAGTTGTCCAAGAATAGTATCAATAGTATTACTCATTGATTAGCCTCTTTCAAATCTTGTAAAGTTATATTGAACATTACCATCAATTGCTCCATTAGTAACTAAAGCAGGAGTGATTCTTGGTTCTAAACGTTCTTTATTAGTCATACCTAGATTATATAAAACATTATAAGTTCCTTGTGGATCATTACTAGTGATAAATGCAGAACCAACTCTATAACATAATTCAGCAACAAGCCAATCTTTAACAATTTGTGGAATAGGATCAATTATAGAAGCTATATCAAGTCCCCATTCGCCACTGACTTTTTCATCCAATTGTAGATTAGTTTTATCTATCATTAATTGGATAAGGTCTACATTTCCATTATTATAAAGATCATTTATTGTAATGTTGTCAATATCAGTGATTTGAATGTAAGTTCCCATTTTTACTCCTTATTTATTAATTCTATTTATTGCGATATCAATATGTTTTTGAACTGTATCAAGTATTAATTTTTCATTATCAAGTAATGAATTTTCTATCCAATTATCACCATTCCATGTTCCTCTAGTATTTGCTATATAAGGTGCATGAGGGGCGGTTGCTTTGACTTCTAAAAAGTCTTTCATTGCGCGAGTAACAGTTGATCTAGTTAATTCGCCACTTCTGTCCTTATAGGAATGATTAGTTCTTGCATATCTTGTTATAATTGGTTCAAGTTCTTTTAATGCATTTGATATAGCAATTTCAATTTCTTTTTCCATACCTTGAAAATCAATATTAATTTCAAAACTACTTTTCATATATATCCTTTAAAAAATGATGAGGAGCCTATTCATATAAGATAGTTATAAACTTTCTTAGAAACTCCTCATCATTATATTTGATTATGCGTCAGCAATAACACCCTTAAGGATTCCATCTTCATTAATAACTTTAGTACCAAACACCTGTGTAGAACGATGCCACATACCATCAGCAGTTTCAGATTCGCCACTTGCAGCACCAGTACGACCAAGAACTAATGCAGCACATGAACGTTTACCACCAATAACACCAAATTCGTCAGCAACAAGTCCACCAGCAACATCAGCAGGCATGTTATCAGATTCATAGATATCATAACCATACAAACGATTAGTAACACCCTCAAGAATTGCTCTTGCAGCAATGTCAGGATTATATGTTCCTTTAAGTTCAGTTGCAAGGTATACACCCATCCAAGTAGGAATAACGATATAACCATCATCAAGAACTTTTGCTTTCTTAAGTTCTTTTGCAAATGATGCAATATATGCAAGAGCTTCAACACCAGTGTTTACATTGATAGGAGCAGTAGTAGCACCAAGAGTTCCTGCAACAGCAGTACCATTAGTAAAGAGATCTGTAAAGATTCCTTTATCAATTACTCTTCCGATTACAGTAGCGGCTTCATCTGCCCAAGCAACAACAAGTGAGTATGCATTAGCTTCAGTAACATCGGTATTTTCTAAAATATACTGTACGATCTCGTTTTTATCAAGATTAATAACAGCTTTAGTTTGAGTAGCAGCCTGGGAAGTAAGTGGAGTTCCAACTGCATATGAAGTAGAAGTAAGAGTACCTACTCCAGGGATTTTATAAGATGACCCCATTCCAAGAGTAGCTTGAGCAGTAACAGTAACAATATTTTTTGCGACCATTTTTTCATTAAGTTTGTCGATTAAAAGTCCTGTGATTACATCTGCTTGAATAAAGTCAGTAAGAGTACGAATTGCCATGATAAATTCCTTTCGTTATTTTTTATTAGATAAGAATGCTCTAATTTCTTTAGCATGCTTTTGTATCTCACTTGGCGTGAGATTATTAATTTCTTCAATAGATCTAAATGATCTTGGTCCAGTTTCATTTGTTTGACGTGGTAGAATATTCACGCCAGGATTTTGAATAACTTTTAGCTGTCCTTTTTTAGATTCTAAAACAGATGTTATATAATCATTAAAAGGTTTACCTTCACTTGTCACAATTTGATCATCAAGGATTTGTAAGTCTCCTCTAAGAACAGCAAGTTGAATAAAATCGTCTGCTCCATAAATTTTATCGCCTAGAGCCTTAGTAAGCTCTTGCTCGATTGTTTTATTCTTAATTTTATTTTCAGCTTCTGATCTTGTAGTTCTTTCTTGATCAAGCTGATCTTGAAGAGCTTTGATTTGTTCAGCAACAGTTTTTTCTCTAAGAATACTTTCGTCAGTGTTTGTTTCAAAAGACTTCAATTGATTTTTTAATTTCAATGTTTCTATGTCTTTCTTTTTATATGACTGGACGGCACGTTCTTTTTCTGCTTCAATAGCATCAATGTATTCTTGCTCTTTAGTTTTATAAAATGTTGCAACATTCTCTCTAAGTTCTTCTGGTAACTGTTCTAAAATAGATTCAAATTCCATAAATACCTCATCGGGTTTAGTTAAAGTGGTGCTCCACACGCTCATCGACAATGGAGCAGTCTATTATATTATTACTATGTAAAAGTTTATTTTTAAGTTTTGTTGCAGACATCTTTCTTCTAGTCTCTTCAGAATGAGGTATTCCTTTATTAGTTGCCTCCATACCTTTTTTTGCTTCTGATATTTTTTTTCTTTGTTCCTCTGACATAGGTTTGCCTTTATTATATGGAGCAATACCTTTTCTTGCTTCTGACAATTTTTTCCTAGCTTCTTCTGACATAGATTTGCCTTTATTATGAGCCTGCCTACCTTTTAAAGAATTTGACATTTTTTGTTTAGTATCATCAGAATGTATTTTACCGAAGAAAGGATTTTTTTCTCCAATTAGTGATGATGATATCTTAATTTTAGTTTCTTCGGCATGTTTTAATCCTTTACATCCCTTACCGCCTCTTATCATATTATAACATTGATAATCATTTACTTCAATATCAGTAACTACCATTTCTTCTAATTCTAATGCATCTTTAGAACTTTCACAATATGCTAAAATTTCTTTTTTAAAATTTTCATTACTATATTTTTTAATAGCATGTTTAATAAGTTTGCCACTTCCCATATAAGTATCATTAATGGCGAGGCCCTTGCAGGACCTCTTTCCATAATAATATTTTCCATTAATCATATTTGTAATTTTATAAATGTAATGTTCCATAGTATCTCCTTTTCTATAAATATAACATTCTAGACATTATATCGATGAAACAATTAGAGATTTAATTTTATCAAGTTCCTCTGCGTCAAATGAGATTCCTAATGCTTGAGCCTGAGAAATCATATCTACTTTTTGTAGAATTTCTGAGACTGATGGAGCAAAATTGTCAGAATACTTTACAAGATATTCTATTACAGAATTCATAAATTTTCCAAAAAGAATTGACACATCTTTTTCGAACTTTTCAGCCAATGAAGAGTTTTCCTTTAATGCATAATTTTGTCCTATAAATTGCCAAGCTAAGGAAGCTCCTGAGGCAGCTTTAGAAGAAGTGCTTATTGCAGTTGCTCCATTAACATTTGCAAGTTCTATCATTTTCTCAGTTAGATTAGAACTCATTTCATCAAGTGTTTTAAGAATATCAACTGATGGTGATATCCATGCAGGAGCAGTGACAGATCCTTCATAATCTCCACCATAAACAATAATTGAGTCTTCAGCAAGTGTCACTTCGCCTTGGTAATCTTTTGCTTGCATTGTAAGAACAGGGAATGCACATTTACGTTCAAGATTTCTTTGTTCGCTGTCTCTGTCATAAATTGTCCTATTAAGAACTGCCATATCATAAACAGGTGGAAAAGGCAAGAACGCTGAATTATTAATTGCTAATCTTATAACAGGAATAGTTCCTAATCCATGTAACATCTCTTCACCATAAGGAGTCATCTTATCATCTTCTTCAATCATTAACTGAGCATACTCATCGCTCAAGAATAGATATAATTCTTTTACTTTGTCCTTTATTTTAACAGTACCATAATCAAAAAGAATACTTTCTAAATTACCCCATTCATCAAGTGTATATGATTCTACTTGGTCAGCTGTTCTAATGATAAGATAAGGATAAGCTCTACCAGTAATCACTTCGTCTGACGATCCTTCACTAATGCCCATATTGTCCATGATCGCAAAACAACTTCCATGCAACTTTACATTCTTTACAATTTCTTTTGTAAAATCTTGAATAGGCGTCCCTTTTACATCTACATCTTTTAAGAACTCTTCAAAGAATATGTTATTAGTTTCTCTCAATGCAGGTTTAGCAAACACAGGAGTGATCACACTGTCAATGATCGGTCTTACATAATTTTTATAAAATGCATGAGCTTTACGTTCATCAAATTTGCGTTCTTTAGGGTGCTTCCATAAGTAGTCTCCATTTAAAAATCCGCCGTTGCCATAATATGCATGACTTACAAATTCATAAGGATCTTCTTTTGGTTTAAATGTTTGAAGAGAGCTGACATGTTCAGCTCTTCCATTATCAGGGTATTTCTCTGACATAATTTACTTCCTCTCTTTTAAAATATATCTCTTTAGTTTTAATGGTCTTTTAATGGTCTTTTAAGTCGTAAAGTCTTTATTTTTAATGGTTTTAATGGTTTTAATGGTATAAATGATTTCATTAAAAATAAATTTTTAATTAAAAGATATCTCCCTTAACTGAGAAAGGAGCTTTATAATTTCTCATCTCTGATTCCAAGGCATACCTAACTGAGTCGATTAGATCAGAACCCTGGTGATTTGTTTCGTCAGTTGATGAGCCATCTTTGTTCTTTTTCCATGTATAAATTCTCATTGACTCCTTAAACTTAAAGAATGATTCTAAAATAAATATCTTATGTGTTTTTAAAAACATTAATCCTGCGAATTTACTACCTGCTCCTTTAATTGCACCCCTTACATTTAGTCCAAATCCTTTTAATACATCACCACTTCTAGGGTCAGAGGAGTCTCCACATATTAATTGTTTTTCATTTAATCCCCAATGTGCCAGCATATGTTTAACTGCATCAGCGAATATTTTTAGGTCAGATAGTTTAGTATAACTAAGGCCGTCTAATATATAAATTTCCCTTTTTTGTTTATCATACATTGATATAGTGAATGTTAGGGCATCTGAATATCCATAGTCAATTCCACATTTTATTTGTAAATTTTTAGGTATATTTTCAATTGTAACTTCTGACCAATTAGGAAATATCAAATCGCCTAATACTCCAAAATTACCATCTAAATAAACATCTCTATAATATATATCATTGGCTCCTGCATCAGTTAGTCGTTTTATTGATTGCTCGTCCATTCCTTTATTATTTCTATAGGTAGTTTTAACAATAAGAGTATCATCATCATCTATAGTAAATTCATTCTGTGAGTAATCTTGTAAATGTTCTCTATTTTTAAAAAACCTCTGATAAATCCAGTGAGATAAATAAACAGGATTAAATACTAACCAAACTCTTTTAAGAAAGTTACTTTCTCCTCTCTGTCTAGTAAGCAACAAATTAAATGTGTCTTCATGTAAGTCAGTAGCCTCTTCACAAATTATATCATCGAATGCCATTTTATTAAGAGGCCTGATCGATCTTAATTTAGTTACGTCATCAAGTCCCATAAATTTAATTTGACCAGTTGATACATTAGAAATAATAGTACGAGCACTAAGTAATATAGTAAAATATTCCTGAAGGTGAAATCTATTAATTGCTCCAATACATTCTGCCCATGTGGAGTCTTTGATACGAGTTGCAAAACTTATTGTGGATAAGATCGCTCTACCTTGTAACGCCCACATAACCATATAGATACCTATTGCATAACTTTTACCACTTCCTGCTCCTCCATATACAATGTTATAATCTTTTTTAGAATCAAATAGTGGTAAATATATTTCATCAAACATTAGGGGGTTCATTTTAATTTCCATCTTCAAATCCTATTTTTATTTTAACATCATGATTTGTTGTTTCTTCTAAGGCATATAAATTACAAAGTTTATTTATTTCCTGTTGAATACTTAAAGCAACACGTAATTGTTTTGAAATAATAGCCTGATTGTATAATAAATTTAATCTTGTATAGGCTAATGATTTCTCAAATAAAATGTTATCATATGAAACCTCTAAAATTTTTGCGGATGCTCCTTTAATATACCTATCGATAGTCACCTCAGAAACATCCCAGGATGTTTTATTATTAACCCATTCATGAATACTACCTCGAGTCATCCCCTGTATGAGTAATTTTGCAACTTGAGCTTCTCTTAATGTAATCTCAGATTTTGTTGATCTTTCATTATTATTCATGAATAGCCTCTCTTATTTATTTCTAAAGTCCCAATAACTATTCTTTAGATTATTTTTTAATTTATATTCTTTTCTTCGTTTTGCCTGGCCATTAGTCTCCCAGGACATTGAATAATCATGAGAATCAAATAATTTACTAAATCCTGTTATATGTTTTAATCTAAGTAACTCTTCAGGTTCCATACCTAATTGATTACAAATATTAACATCTTCCCAACCATTTTTTAACATTTCAAGTACCATATTTGACATTCCACTAACTGAGTGAGTTCCTCTTGCTCTATTATGTCTAACAGTAGCGGCCATTCTATCATTTATATTTTTTTCAAGGACTACTATTGGTAATAATCCTCCTGTTGTTTCTAATATATCAGCATTATTTTTACCTATAAAATATCTATGGAATCCATCAATAATAATATATTTATTTATATTTTTATCATATATTGTCACTATGGGCTGAGTATATCCATCATTTTTTATACTTGTATAAAGTAATTGCATTTCTTTTCCAGCAACACTATTAGGATTATAGTCGTTAGCCTGTACCATATCAACAGGAACCCAACGAACTAATCCTACAGGATTATTTTTCTGATCAGAAATAGAATGTATAAATTCTTTTAGGTAATTCAAAATAGTTGTTTTATCTTCTTCTGACAGAAGTTCCATAATATCATTTTTTAGTTTTGTTATCTTCGACATTTTTAATTCTCCTTTTATAATTATTTCTTTCTTCCTGCGTTAGTGGGGCGTCTCCATTTTCAATAAGTCCTGGATATCTTTCTTTTATTGTTTCAATTATAAACTCCTTTGAGTGAGCCTTACTATTACTACCATTTTTCCAATTAGTATAAACTCCAATGTTATATGAAGCGTATAATTGTAATAATTTAGTCAACTCAAAATCATTAATTATAATTTCCTTACATAAAATTTTATTTATTTTATCATATATATAATGATTATTTTTATAATAGACATCAGCTTTGATAAAAGCCTTTTCAAAATATGATTTCTGTTCATCATCAAGTAATTTATTATATAAAAAATTTCTATATTCTAACCATGTTGAAAAAACATCAGGAAGATTATTTAATGTTATTCCACCCTCTGCTCCTAATCTTTTAGCAGAATTATATTCTGGTATTCTTTTCACAATTTTATTCCATGTGTCAGGTTCAATTTCCTGTAATTCAAAAACACTTTTCAAGGCTGTTTCATGATTCAAATTCGATATTCTCATATTTTTTACAGGACGACCTAATCTGAAATATTCGTCATATATTTTACAATAATCTAATTTATATTCCTGAATATACTTCCAAACATCTGTATAACTCCAGTCATAAATAGGATAAAACCCAGGATACTCTCCATTAGCATTACCATTCTTAGTTCCCCATGTTACATCTTTATAAGTAATACCTGTACCTAATCCTAACCTTCTTGCAGGTGATTCTTCCATTCGTACTCCACCTACAGTACATGATTTTTTAGAAAATTCTTTTTTAATTATTTTATTAAACAACTCAGCGAATCTATCTGTTCCATAATTATTTTCTTTTATTGAATAAGATTCTTTAGGGCGCATCCACTCTTCACCCTCGCCCCAACAATTTAACCATTGATCATCAGTGTTATGAGTTGTTGCATTGAAAATTTTAATTGGCATTTGAAACCAATATGGTTTGACTTCAGGCATTGTCATAACTCTTCTAATATAATCAATGTTGCCTTGCCATTCTGCTTCCTGATCAATAAAAACTACAGGGACAGGTAATCTATTAAGTTCTTTTGCAACTTCTAACGCTAAATTAAAAACAACAGTTGAATCTTTTCCGCCTGAAAAACAAACAACAACTTCTTCAAATTCGTCATAAATCCATCTCATTCTATTTCTTGCTTCTTCCAATACAGTTGTATTTAATTTAATCTTCATCTGTTTTTTTCCTCCTATTAATAATTTTAGAACGCGGATGACCTAATTTATCATCCAACGTCCTTGACATAATCCAATATATATAATTATTATATTCAACACAGTCATACCATTTACCTTCAAATTCTTGCTTTATTGCACACTTTTTTATAAATTCAAATAAGAAACTATAATTTTCCTCTGACATGGTTTTACCTCTTACTACATACCAGTGAGGATTATGAGGCATGGTTGAAGCAAAAGTCCAATTAGCCTCATTAATTATTTGTTTAAATTTGTATAAATATTCTTTATTAGACAACAAAATTTAATTCTTCTCCACAGTGTGGACATACTATAGTTTCAATTTTCTCTTTTTCTTTTTGGACCATTTGTTGAACATCTGGTGCTTTATTAAATTGATTTTCATTTACTAATTTTTGTCCTTGAATAGGTTCATAAACAGGAGTATATTTAACAGGAGCAGGGATTTGATTTTCAGTATAATTTTGCATCTGTGTATTAATCGCTGTTTGTTGTGGTGTATTGTTATTCATTGTAGGATATTGAGGAACTATTTGTTGAGGAATTGTATAAGTATCAATAATCTCTTCAGGTGATTCTTCATCAACAACACCCCATTCAACTAGATCTGAAGCGTCAAAAAATTCATCAAGTATTTTAAAGTCCCAATCACCACCACCTGAATTTGCAATAATACATGCTTTTTTACATTGATCATCTGTCCATTTTACTTCTCTATAATTAAATTTTTGATCTTCCCAAAGGATGTGGCCTTCAGCAACAGTACCAGATTTAGTAGGTTTATCATATTTATTTATATATTCAATTTTACAATTGTTTATATCAAATATATCGCTTCTCTGATTTCCACCAATTATTTGATCGGTGTTTAAATCTAAAATAATACCTGATAGATCTCCTAATTCTTTTAAACTATTTTTAAGTTCTTTATATTGTTTGTTTGAAATTGTCCTTGGGTTTTTTTCATATTTCTTCATAGTTTACTCCTTCTTTCTACTTTTACTATACCGTTTTTAAATGTTTTAATTAAAATAAATCCTGCTCTTAAGAAAGAGTTCAGTGAATATTTTGTACAATTTGCTTCTAAATTTATATTACCTAATTTATTTAACATAAACTCAAGTATTAAATTAAAATAACCTTTTTTTCTATAAATTTCTAATGTAAAGGCATTTTTAATAACAACATGATTTTTATATCTCCTATATCCACTAAATGAAATTAATTTATCATCAATAAATAACCCGAATAAAATAGTATTATTACAAAAACATAAATTTGCTTTTTTACATTCTTCAATATATGGTTCTATTTCTTTATTATTTAGTTGTCTTATATACATATTTATTAATCTGTACAAATGTAATAATCAGGTGTTTTTTCAATTTTATTTAGTTCTTCATTTATAAATATCAAAATATTCTTCGTTGATGACTTATTTAGTATCATTCGTTTAATAGTTAATAATGTTGAATTGTTCATCAGATTCTCCTTTAAAAATTATTAATGTTATTTCTATATTTATATTATTACTATAAATGAAACGTAGTTTTAATGGTCTTTTAATGGTCTTTTAAGTCGTAAAGTCTTTATTTTTAATGGTTTTAATGGTTTTAATGGTACAAATGATTTCTAAAGAAACTTTAAAATGCATTTATGCAAAATATAAATAACAATATAGCAAATAAGCTTTAAAATGCATTTATGCAAAATATAAATAACAATATAGCAAATAAGCTTTAAAATAAATATTATATTATAATATAAAAGAAGGAGGATATAATGCAAAAACTAGAAGAAGATTTTGATAATATGGTTTCAAGAGTAATTAGATTACCAATAGACACCATTAATAAACTAAAAGTATTAAGAAATAAAAATGATTGTTCTTTCAATATGATGATTAATAAATTAGTAGAAACAGAATATAATAAATTAAAATAAAACAATATAACAAGGAGTAAATAACATGAAAGATTCGATAGATATTATAAAAGGGTTAAACATAGATTTAAGTAAATGGAATTCAAATTCTGGATTAACTAAACTAAAAAATCTAACTGGAGAAATTGTCACACCAGATGCAATAGAAATTGCATTATTAAAAAAAGGAATAGAATTTAAAAATGAAGAAAAAATACAGGCATTTATTTCTATATTAGAATTAATTAAAAAAGAAGAAGCCGCAAAAAAAGATGATACAATAGGAAGCATGGATATATTAGATGGTTTCTTCGAACATGTAAGAGTTGATGATTCTCTTAATTGTTATATAACTAAAGAATTTCCATTAAAAAATTATCATATGAATATTCTATATAATGAAGCATACAATGACAAAAAGGGCGGAGCTCCTATTAGTATGGCTGATTTACCAATTATGGTAGATACTTATAAGAGTTGGTATTGTAATGTATTTAATAAAGAAATGCAATATCAATTAGATATGAGAAGAGCTATTGATGAATATTTAACAAATAAGGCTAATATTAATTTAAATATTTTAATGAAGAAATTAGAATATAATCCACAAGAAATCGACTATTTAAAAATTCTTGTTGAAGAAATTATAGCAGACGAAACATTATGGGAAAGCTACTATAATATAATTAAACATTGGATGTGGTGTGTGAAACGTAGATCTTTATCTTTGTCAACTATATATCAGCAGTTATTAGTTTTCACAGGTGCGCAAGGTACAGGTAAAACATATATGATTAATAAATTTATTTCAGTATTTAAAGAACACACACTTATGGATGCGAAGGTATCTCAGATAGCAGAAGAGAGATCAGCAGCAATTGACTCAACAAAATTAATTTGGGTGCTAGATGAAATGCCATTTGCTGATAAAACAAATATGGATAAATTAAAATCTTGGGTTACTTCTGAAGAAAGTATATATCGACCTATGGGAACAAACTCATCAGTTGGAGTCAAAAAGAGAAGTATGGGAATAGGTTCGCAAAACAACTCTTTAGGAAATGTATTACAAGATAACACAGGAAATAGAAGATTTGTTGATATTCCAGTTAAGCAAACAATGAATGAATATATTGATGTATTTAAAAAAGAGCATGAATATAATAAAGATTTCCAGTCTGATGTTGCATGGATAAGTATGTGGACAAATGTTGACGAAAATAAAGAACGTGGATATATAGATTTAGAAATAGCAGATAAAGGAGTCCAAAAGATATTAAATTCTAATTTTACAGCAACAACAGAATATACTTTTTTTACTTCAGTATTTATAGGTACAGAAACTATTAAAATGAGAAGATCTTTTTTATATGAATGCTATAAATTATATGTAAAGAATGTAAGTGGTAATAAACCTAAGGCAAACAATAAATTTATTATAGATTTTAAATCAATGTGTGAATCATTAAATTTAAAATATTCTGAAACTTCATATGCTAATGTTCAATATGTAAATATTCCACAAATATCAGATGATTATAAAGAATTATTTAGAACTATTCCACAAACAATACCAGCAATATTTAAAAATAATCAACATTTTTTCGAAGATAATAAAATATATGTATCTGATATTGAACATCACATTGAATTTAATAAAGATACTAAAAAGAAAGGATATACATTTTTATGATAACTATAGTAGAAAGTGGATATATAAAAAAAATATCACAAAAAAATAGTAAATTTGCCAAATATGTTGGATATTACTCAAGAGAAGAAGAATTATTAGATTTTTTAGTTAGTAACCCTATTAAAAATGGAGAAAAGGGATTAATACCTGCTTTCATATTTAGTAAATTCAGAGATGAAGATGGTCCAAGGAGCATTGATAATGTATTAGATATTAATACTAATTATATAGGTTTAGATTTTGATAACGGTATAACTATTGAAGAATTTATAGCAACTAATAAAAAATATAAATTTTGGTTATATACTACAACTTCTCACACTAATGAATTACATAAATTTAGAGTTATAATTAAATGTACTTTTCCAAAATATGCATTCTTTGATGAAGAAGAAAGAAGATATTCAAGAGAAATATTGGCTGAACTTTTTCCTAAATTAGATTTAGCATCATTTGGTCCAGAAAGATTATTATATATACCTAATGACTGTGGAACTTATAAATATATTATAAATCAAGGCGAAGAATATAATTTAGTAAATAAATGGATATCATTAAGAAGAGGTTTACAACTAAAAAAAGACATAGAATTATTAAAAAATAAATCTACTAATTCTAAAAAGAAAATATCTTATAATGAACAATCATCAGTTGAAATTTGTATGAAACAAAAATTAATAAAAGAATATATGAATACTTTTTCTAATAAAAAGACAGGTAATGTCGACGGAGAAAATTTATTGTATAGAGTATTATCTTCTTTAAAAGGAATGAATGCTTGTGAAGAAGCAATTGAAATTATAATTGATCATGCAATAAAAAACAATAGTTGGAATAAAAAAGATATTGATAGAAAAATAAATCAAATATGGAAATAAAGGAGTTATTATGAATGATAAATATTTAGAAACAATTTTGGACGAAGAACTACCTATTCTAATAAACAACGGTATCTCTACTAAAACATGGTTAATAGCTAAAAACTTAGCAAAAGAAAAGAAAATGAAAATTGGGGAATATATTAGTTATTTAATTAACTTTGCTGCAATTACAAAAGAAGGCGATTTTAAGATTATAGGTGCAACTAAAGACATATGGGAAGATTCAATTTTTGGAAGTGAAAAATGAAAGAGAAAATACCACAAAATGTACAGGACTGGTGCGATGGAATTACAGACTGGAGAACTGATATAGAAAAAGTCATTCGAGCAGGATATAAATACTACTACTACAGCAAAGACCAAAAGGTATTAGAAGATATGTTTAAAAGAAATAGAAATTATTGTTCGAACATGAGTGCAAAGGATGCAGACCAATACTTTTCAAAAATATTTACAGCGATAACAGGAGTGAAAATTTGACAACTATTAATTTTGAATTAGAAAAAGTATTTGATGATTTTGTAAAAAGACAATCGGTATGGAGAGAAGAAAAACTTTTATTGGATAAATTAAATATTCTATTCCCAGAACCTGAAAATAAGTTTATCCCCGACGAAAAGTTAGACCAATTGATCGAAACTTACGTAACAAGGAGAAATACAAAAAAAGTTGCAAAAAAATGCAAAAAATCATAAAAATGCATTTTTACAAATTATAAATAGATATATCAGAAACAAAACAACAAAGGAGATTAAAATGAATGATCAATTTTGGGGAACAGAGATTCCTTATATAGATATGGATGAAATATTAAAAATTGTTATTAAAACAATAAGAGGAGAAATCTCATATAAAAAAGCATTAGAAAATAAGTCGCCTGAATGGAAGAATTTATTTATAGAAACATATAACGATTACCAGGAGTA